AACAAGGTCCTCAAGAATTTCTTGATCAATCTCAAGAGCAATTTGCTCGGAAAGAATGCTTGTAAGCTCAACTTCAGCGTCGAGGTTGTGGTAAGCATTCAAGTCTTGACCAAGTTCTGGAGTCCACTTAGCTTTAAGTTTCTTCGTCATCGCTGTAACAGCAACCGAGTCAACCTTAATATCGATCTCGCGGATTGCGTTTTTAGCTGCGGAGGAACCACCACCAGTGGTTAGACCTTCCTGGTTAGTAGCTTCTTCAAGTCCCCATGGATCCGAACCAACAACAGAGCCAAGACCTTGACCTGCGCCGAACGTATCTTTTTCTGGGTATCGGAAACCTAGATCCTTTCCGCCGAAGAGATCTTCCATTGTGTTAGCAACAGAAAGAGCAGTGGCAGGAACTTGGATAATGAATCGCAAGGTTCTAGTTCCAGCATCAGAGCCCGATGGGTTGATCTCTGTAAGACGACGGACAACAGTACAAGAACCAGAAAGAGATCCGGTTGGAGTAATTGCCACAAGGTCATCTTTATTTAACCTGTCATAGTTGGTAGTACCGATGTCAACACTGACTGCCTGGATAAGTGTACCAGAAGCAATATCAGGGTCGAAACGGATAAGCTTGGCTGCGTTAGCATCACCAGCGTCGAGTGTTGTTGAATCAGCAACCATAGTAAGAAGCATCGTACCTGTTGGAGAGGAGTAGCCATTGTTGAGGTTGTAGAATCCACCACCTTCTTCTGTGATGTCGGAAACACCGCCAGTGATCTGATTACCAACAACTCCACCACCGTAGAGCGACTCACCAGCGTCAATACCGAGACCGACGTTAGCGGCTGTGAAATCCAAGAAGAAGATAAGTCCACTTGGAAGACTCATTGGTTGAACAGAGACTAGCTCTTGAGCAACAAGTTGTCCGAAAACACGTCGGACGAGTGGGAATGCAACAGCGGCGAAACCTTCAACGTCTCCTGCTGCCATTGCAGATGCTTCTTTAAGAAGCTGTGCGGCTTGGTTCTCAAGGAGCCGAGCCATACCATTTTTCTGGGCATCATTGCCAAGACCTTCAAGAAGTCCAGTAGCTTCCCATTTTTCCATTAGGGCAGCGCCTTCCTGCTTGAGAGACCTTTCTTGAATGCCTTCAGTTAATTTTTGTAGAACAGACATTTTATAAATCTCCTTAATTATTGTTTAGTCCTGCTAATATCTTCCACCTTTCAGTAGAAGGGTCATACTTTTTATCATCTTTTTGACGATTCAAAAGCAGTGTTGAAGTAGTTTTGTTAACAGCTTCGCTAAGTGATTTTGGCTGCTGTTTAGCGGCAGAGCCCACTGAGCTTAGAAGTGTTTCATAAATAATTTTTGCTTCTTCAACGGAATCAGCTTTGGAAATGGACTCGACAATTTTAATTCTTTGCCGCTCATTCAAGGAGGCATCACCCAAAACTTTATTTGTATAAAGGAGTCTTGCATTTACTAGTGATGTTTCTGCAACATTCTCCTTTAAAGAGCCAAAAAGCCCAGCAACCTCTTTGAGTTTATCATTAAGTTCTGAATTTTTTGACTGTAACGTGTTCTTTTCTTCTTGGAGCTTCTTGACCGCTTTCCTCATCGCTGCCATTTCTTCCTTAACCTCGGTGTCTTGTTCAAGGGCAAGTAATTCTTTTTCAGCGAATTCGTATTCCTCTCGCGATGGTGAGCCAGCCCAGCCATCATTTTGTGGAACAATATCAACAGTAAGCTTTTCTACGATTGATTCTAAGTCAAGTTCCTCTACTTCTAGTTCTTCTTCAAGAGCTTCCTCGTCAATTTCAATTTCTTCTGCAAGTCCCATGATTTCTTCAGCGGCTTCTTCGTCTGTCTCTCGACCATCGACCTCTTCGCCTTCATCTTCCATATTTTTACTAAGCTCGTCAAAATCAATAACAACTTCGACGTCCTCTTCTTTATCTGGACATGGACATGCAGTTTCGCCATCAGTTGCAGCCAAAGGAATCTGGTCCTTTACGACCATAGAAATTTCTTCCTCTTGTATTTGAGGCTGCTCCTCTTGCTCAAGCAATGTCTCCACAGCTTCTTTGATTTTATCTGAATACTTCTCTAAAATTGTCGCTTCTGCATTCTTGAGTGCGACTTCTTTTAGCGCCTCTGCATCGACGATAGCTTGTTCTAATATTTTAGACATGACGAAAACTCCTAAAATTTGTCTAATACTAAATAGTGACTTGTTTTTTCAAAAGAAAATTGTAAATTAACGTTAGAGACCTAGGCCACTCCTGCGGAGCCTGACCAATTGAGCCCTGACGAGGCTGAAAGATCGTGGAGGACGTGTGTTAATCCCGCTGAAATTTGGAATCTGCACGTCTTAGTGGCGTCCTGTGGTGCTAAAAACACTGACCTTACTTTGTACGAAAGCTGTCCACTTGTATTCCATGAACTGGTCGCCGCTAGAACAACATTATATTTAGATGTTCCGAGATTATCCTTAAGACCGTTAGCGGAAAAGGCAAACCTTAGCTCTTCAGAAGGATCAAGATTGTCTATCTTCACCCAAGAGGTAACAGTTGGAAATTTAATTTCTACAAACCCTGCTGCTGGGGCAATTAGATTTCCAGACAAATACGGTATCGCACTTACCTGATACGATGACGCATTATGAAGCCCAGGTCCCCTTTGAAAGCCTGGGTAAATTATTTGATTTGTTTTAGGGTCTCTAACAATATCATCAGCCATTTATTTAGCTCCTATTTTTTCGTTGTGCTCGGCGCTTTTCTCTTCTTTTCTTGTCAGAAGGCTTTTCATAAAAGCGCCTTTCTCTATAAGTATCTATAATTTTTTGTTTTTTAACCTTTTTTGTAAATCTCTTGACCATCTTATTAAAATCGCCACGAGTGTCGGATATTTTAACTTCTACATTAACACATTTACTAGCCATCTGTAATCCTTTAAACGAGGTGTTTCCATTTGCCCTTAGCAAGTCCCAGGATGCCTGTTATGTCAACACCAGCATCATCTGGAGACACGCCACTCAAAGGTGCTCCCTGGGGAGTGTCGGGTGCTTGTTGGGTGCCTTCAAATACGTTCACGGATCCAATCTTGGCAGATTCGTTCAATCTTTTGATTCTTTCTTGCCTTTGCTGTTCGAGTTCTAGTTCTTTTTTTCTTGTATTTTCTTCCAGAGCGGTATCAGCTTTGCTCTCTGTAACAAGAGTTGTCTGCAACCCCTTCGCTACTTCAGACACAACGCCTGATAAAACGCCTTCTTCTAGAATAACTTCTTTTATACATTCCTTAATAAGAGGCTTTATAACTTTTTTAAATTCTGAAATTTTCATATCAACCCTTCTATCATATCATCAAGAGCAGCGTCTATTCTCTGTTCAGAGCTAAGCTGTTTCTTTTCAACACTTTCTGCCATGGCTACAGGAACATTCATCTTAAGACTGGCTTTTTGCTCAGGATTCATCCAAGCGCCTGGAGTAGAAGGCTCTGAAACCATATCAAAACAAATAAGCTGAAAATCATCTTCCACCGTTAAGCTTCCCATGGATTCTTTAACTGATCCCATGCCCCTAGAAGATATTCCCAACTTTACACCCGACTTTAAAAGGTCTTTTAAAATTCGACCTGAAGGGGTGTCAAGAATTTCAATTTTGCCCATGACGTTATCGCCTTCCCACCACATTTTCGTAACAAGATGCGAGGCGTTTTTGAGATTGATAACTGAGTCATCTGGATGATCAAGCTCGCCTAAAGCCCTTCTTTCTCGAATAGAGTTTTGATAATTTTCAATCTCTCTTTTCAATACTGACTTTGGGTATACCCTACCGTTTCCGTTTTTTGTGCCTGCTTTTTGACACACGCCAACAAGAAATACAGACCCCTCTTGCAATCTTCTTCTTTCGTTTTCGGTGAGCACGTCAATGACGCAATTGCCATCGGGGCAAAGCTCGAAAAATTCTCGTAAAAGTTGTTTTGTCATTTGTTTAGGATCCTATATTACGCAGGGCTCGCCCCTGCTTGATACTGCTGCCGCTACAACAACGTCTAACTTCTGGTGTGTTCTTTCTTCTCATTTTTTTATTCCTCTTTGTGGATTTTAATTTTGAAACCAAAATCGTTAACAAGTGCGCTAATAAAATAAGCAGTGCCGGATGACAAGCATCCTAATAAAAACGCATTGGCGACATTATAATCAAAATTAAATAGTTCTGTTAAGCCATTAATTCCAAAAAGAAAAACTCCCACCCAAAAGCCCATGCACATCGGACAGTGAAACAGCTTTCCTAATCCATAAAAAGATTCTTTAGATGGACGAATCGAATTAAATATGGAGCCAAAAATAATTATTTGTGTCATACCGTATGAGCACAGTATGAAATATAGCAGATCCATTGAACTCCTAAATTCTGTAAATGCTTGAAATTCCGTAAGCCTGACCTGAAGGTGGGATACTTCCTTGTCGAGTTTTGTGATACTTTTCAGGATCAAACTCTGTGGAGTCTTCAGGATCAGGGGCTGTTAGTTCTTTTTCTTGCTCGTCATTCCAGACCCTTTCGAATTCCATAAGAGGTCGCTCTTCATCGATAAACTTACTAATCATCAAAAGAGTCATGTCATACGAATTAAATTCTTTTGACTCTAATATAGTAGCCTCCATAGAGGAATATATGTTGCCTCCTTGGACAGATTGAAAATCAACCACTCCTTTATCTCGAAGAAACATGAACAATCTATTTTGAGCCTCGTATATTTCTTCATTTAATTCATCTTTGGCAAAAGCAACAACCTTATTTTTGGCTGGCATGAGAACAATATCGATCTCGTTATGATCAAAAATCATGACGCTATTATCCAAAGTTCGTCTAGCATTTAAAGTAAACGAAACAGATGGTTTATCTTCTTTCTCTTTTATTGTAAACTTAATTGCCATTAGCTTCAATTTCTCCAGCAAGTTTTTGCAGCATTAATATTTTCTTTATGGAGTCGGCATTTATTTTAGACTCTTTGATTTGGCTGACCGACATCAATATCTTTGAGGCTTTAGTTTTAAATTTTTCATCAACACTCAAAGACCCAAGAACGTTTTTAATTCTTCCAAGCTCTTCATTTAGATATACCTTAAGCTCTAATGAGTTTTCCTCAAATGAAGAAACAATATATTTATTCAAAAGTTCTTTTTGCTCATTCAGCAAAAGCTCCTCATACTGCTTATTAAAGCCTTCAATAAACTTTTTAAAAACCAAATTGTTTTGAACCGGAAGCTCTAGTTTTTTTTCCTCTTGATTGTTTGTCATGATGTTTAGGACTTTTTCTTCTAAAAGGACTTTTTTCTTTGGAGAAACATCCAAATTAAATAATTGATAGATTGTTGCTAAACTTTTGTATTGAGGCACAAAATTAGAAAAAATATCACTTTCAACCGAAGAGCTTATCTCTTTTAGTAGTCTAGTTTGCTCTTTAAATATCTCATCTCGATTTAACTTATCAAACTGCTTTCTAGATTCATTAAGTATTTTTTCGGCCATCTTAATAGGTAACTCGGAAGGTTCAACTACTGATTTGTAAATCTCAAGCTCACGAGCCAAAATAGAATTTTTGCTAAAAAATTCTTTTAAAATATGAACAATTTTCTGTTTGTTTACAGTATCTTCTTTAAGAACACAGCGAGTGAGTTCTTTAACTAAATATTCATACAACAGAGCCGTATTGCGCTTTTTATTGTGTTTAAACTTCATTGTTTTTTGGACTCCATCCTTTCTATAAGAATCTTCAGATCATTATTAAGGCGCAATACATTGCGCTCTTCATTAATATAATTAGCTTCTTCTTCTGTAAAGACCCCTTTACCAAGTCGCATAAGCTCCTGAGAGCCTGCTCCAACTACATTTCTATTGTTTGATCGCCCCACTTCATCAGCATAAAGGGATTTGTAGCTTTTCTTTTTTTGATCTCTTCTTTTATCCCATTCAACTGGAATATACCACTTGCCCTTAGACTTTGGAGTTGTAGTTGATATTTTCCCTGAGTGGCTAGTTTGAGTTGTCTTGCCTGTTTTTTTATCAACGTCTCTCTTTCCCGGCTCTGCTAAAAGAACATCATCTTCTTCAGCAGGCGCGGCTTCTTCTGCTTCTGGAGGCTCTTCAGCAGTGCCTTCCTCTGGCGATGTCTCGGCTCCAATATCGCCAAATTCTGCCTCCAAACCACCGCCTCCAGGGGGAGTGTCTGTAACTCCTTCTTCTGTAGCTCCTTCAAGAGCAGCAGCAAGCTTTTTATCAAAAAACATTTCTCGCTGCATGCGCTGTATTTCTTCTTCCGCCAGGTTAAATAGATTTTTTGAAATCCATCGCTTGCTAAAAAATCCTTCTGTAGCGGCAGAGGCTACATCAAACTTTGTGCGCCAAGACTCTAGCTCTTGAAGCTCTGCAAGCTTTGAAGGGTTGTTTAACGATAAATCAAATGAAATAAGGTCCTTGCCTCGATAGCCAAGCGTAAAAAGATGCACGATGCCGATCTTTTCTAGCTCTGCCAAAACTGACCTTTGTAGTCTATGTATCGTTCGAGCGAAACGAATATCTTTTTGCGCTAAAGTCGTCTTATCCTCATCGCCACCTTCAGTTTGGGCCAGATAGGATGCCGGGATCTTGAGGGCAGAAAAAAGTTTATCTCTTAAGTATTTAACATCGTCAATATCTCCAGTGTAAGTTCCGCCTGGTAAAGATTCAATTCTTGTAGCTTGGTTACCTCTTTGTGGAATAAAGTAGTCCTCTTCTACCGAAAGAGGATTGTACCTTAAATCAACTCGACCATTATCAGAATCTACTATTTGATTTCGCTTCATCTGAGTCATGACTTTTTGCATATACTGTTCGACATCTTCAGGTGGTATATTACCCACATCAACATAGAACACTCTTCGCTCAGGAGCGCGAACGATTCTGTATGACATCATAGCATCCTCTAGAAGAGTAAGTTGTCGCCAGATTCTTCGCGCAGAATCAAGAATAGATGTGCCATACGGGGCATACTTATCGTTTCCAAGAATGCGGAAATGCGCTACTTGCCAATTCTCAAAAGTAATTCCGCCTGAGTTCCATTGATAAGTGACATAATTAGGATTTGTTTTATCTTGACCCTCCAACCTTTCAACTTCGCTAGACGGGAGACCAACAGCGTATTTAACGCCTTCTTTTTCATCGATATCTAAGTAAAGAAAATAGTCACCATATTTGCACATTGTCCTGCACCACCCGAAAAGATTAAAATCGATGTTGAGTACTTCATGGTACAAGTGTTCTAGTACAAATTTAATCTCTTCATTCCGACATTTAATAGTAAGCAGCGGGTTTATTGCAGTCGATGTTGTCATCTCATCAGCATAAATGTCAAGAGCTGATGCAATTTCTGGCGTGTATTCCATCTGATCAAAATCTGCGTACCTCTCGGCGCGATTTTGATTAGACATAAAATTAGGAGCAAGAAATTCGTAAGGGTTATAGTTTCCTTTTTTAAAGGACTGACCGCTAGTAGACTGTATGTTATACTTGTTTAACTGTCGCCTTTTGAGCTGTCTTGGTTGCTGTTGTCTGCCAAGGGTCCAGACAGAAGACGAGTTAGCTTTCTGTACAGTGTGTTTTTAGGATTTCTAGGATTGTAGTCTTTCTTGTTTGCCATTTGCGTTAACCTTTAAGCAGCCAGATAAATTCTTTATTTTTTTTAATTTCTTGGCTTTTTTTATTCGCCTTATATCCTACCATACCTGATATAGATGTGTTTAGTTTTGATGATGATTTTGTCATTGTAGAAAGAAAAGCCTTATTGTAATCTGAAGATCTCTGGTTAGTTGTGTATACTGTGTCTTTGACCCAACATCCAATTGCAAAAGCCATAATTAAATCATCATTATATTTTTTCATAGCCTGTGGTTTGCCATTGTGCCAAATAAAAGTCTCCATTTCATTGAGCAAGCGCTGAGAATATACTGTAACTAGTTTATTTCTAACGAATTCTTCTAATTTTGCAACAACTAGTGGTCTTGTCTTTGAGGTCATCGAAAATCCCATCACAGTGTTGTTTTTTGTTTCGGCTATAACTGGGTCTACATATTCGTGAGTTGACTTGTACGAATAAAACAAATTTGGATAGGCTGCTTCCTGTAATTTATCTAACACGGTCCATCCCACAGTATTATTTTCAACAACAACCATACAGTTGCCATATTGTTTTCCAACATCAAGCAGCATACGAGCGAACATATCTGGAGTTACTTTGCCTTGATATTCTCCTACAATTTCCATTGTTTCGATTTTGAATATATGAAATGTTGAATAATCCTTTCCGTCGCCTCTAGCTACATCAGCGGAAACCATATATGTAAACCCTTCTTGAAATTCTTCCCAAATCCAAAAATTTCTATCAAAACCAGTTCTGTATTTTGGCTCGCATATGTCAGCTTTTAATCTTTCCATGTCTTCAGGGTGAAACACAGTTTCTCCTGACATATTGAAATTACATTCAAGCTCTTGTGCTATTTGCGTTCGAGACATGTTTTTTGTTTCTTTTTCAAACCATGCCGAATCTCTATCTGGGTGGATATCCCAAGGCAGGCGAGTTTGAAAAAAATCATTTCTGTCTTCTTCGGCGTCAACATAGGTTTGATGAAACCAGTTACCTACACCGTTTGGAGTTGA